TTCTTCTACGTTTGCAGCAGAACCAGTTGCAGTTGCAGAGGTTGCCTGCAATGTTGCAGAAGATGAGTTTGCAACTATACCACCAACAACACCATTTGCTTGAATGTTTTCATTATCAGAAAATACTGTTGAGACATTATCTGAACCAGTTGCAGTATATTTCACATAAAGAGTAAGAGGGTCAGTAGTCGTTGCAAGTTCATAACCTACAACGGTTGCTTTCACACCAGATGTCGCACCAGTGATTGTCTTACCCACATAGTCTGCGGCATAACCAGATACAGGGTTTGAATTGAATGTTGACTGAAGTTTGACAGCATAGTATTCGTTAGTAAAACCAGATTGGCCTGGAATTACCATTGCACCTTCTTTAAACATATGCGTACCAAACTTTTCAATTTGGTTTTGCAGTATGGATTGAAGTTGGGTTAGTTCTCTTGCTTGTACGGCAAAGCCTGGACGAAAGAGAACACGATGAAAATCATCTATGGTGTCAAAGTCATCGTAATACGGCGACACATTCAAATCGGTTTTTTGCATATCTTAATATTCCACTACTACTTTGATGTCTTCTGTTTGGTCTGATGCTCTTGAGATTGCCCTTCTATTTTCTACATAGATTACTTCACCACTGTCTCTGTCGAGTTCTGGTGATGCGTAACCACCAGTGAACACAACACCATTAACTGTCGCAGATATTGAAGTGTCTACACTATAACTTGCACTTGAAGATGAACCAGTTACCGCAGCATTCGTAGAAAATGCAGTAAGGTTTCCATCAGTATCAAGTCCGTATGAAGAATATTTTTCTTGAACATAATACAGAATTTTATTAGTTGCATCGAATTCAATCACACGACCTTGAGCACCAGTTGTTGCCTGTGTGATAAGTTCATCTGCTTGATAGTTAGTTCCAATTGAACCACTAACAATTAACGCATTAGTTGTTCTTGCAGTTGCAATAGAAGCTGCAGAACCACCAGCGGTTGGGTTTCTTAAAATACCCACTCTTCTAAAATCGTTTAGTTGTGTTGCGTCTGAATCTGATGGTTCAAACTTTCCTTGTACCATTACATAATGACCACCAAGTTCTGCAACATCATCTGTACCATGACCGCCAGTAGGTTCAATCATTGGAGTGATTGCACCAGCAGTTGCATTGTTCCAAGAAGTTAATGTCGCACCAGAGATTGCAGATGTTGCCGCAGTGTCAGTAAAAATATTTGTACCAGACAAATCTACTGTTGCAAATGAATATCCAACACCAGCATTTTGCATACTTGTATATGATGCACCGTCACCGAACTCTTGAATTGTACCACCAGACACGACCAGTTTAATAATTGCAGTTGTTGTTCCATCGCCACGAACCTTAGTATAGAACGTGCCGTTTGGATATGATGAACCACCACTTGTTACCATAACAACATTGATTGGACGATTAGCAGCAGAGTTTGCAGTAATCGTTACAGGCATAAAGTCTGTAGTTAAAAAGTTCTGAACCTCTGAAGTTGTCAGTGAGTACATATACTTTAAATAATAATTTGCATCGTGCCAGAATGGCCCAGTTTGCTCTGAAGTTGGTTCTGCACCAGAAATATTTGTTGCACCTGTTTGAGTTGGGTCACCATTGTATAATACTTTGTATACACGGTACGCAGATGTCATAAAGTAATACGTTGAGTCATAAACTGAAATCGCACCACTTGATGTTGTTGTTTTTGATGGGTAGTTACCTGTAGTTGTTGTTCCAGAAACATCGTGACGATACATATCAAATGCAGAAGTCGTTGCATAATTCCTACGAGGAATTGCAAAAGTTGTATTAGTAGTACCAATCAATTTTGCGGCAAGCATATCATCCCAATAATATGATTCTGGTGCAACACTATCTACAGGAGCAGGGGGAAGACTATCTGAAGTCGCACCCTCTGATGTCCAAGGTTGTGATTTGCCCACGAACATATAATACTTGTCTGTACCAAAAGACGCCTTAAACGAATTTGCACTAGACTGTCTGAACTTTTCTGTAATAATCGCTGCCATTGTTTTTTCCTATAATCTTATTTATTATGCACCTAGTTCCTTGACTTTTGCATCAAACTCTGTTTTAGTTGGTTTGGTTTTATTTTCATCTTTCCATTCTAAATCAGAATATTCCCAACCCCTTAAAATCCATAATGCGTTTGGAACTAATTCATTTAGTACTTTAATTGCAAGGTCGTGTTTTGTCATGTCTTCTAAAGATTCAATGTTTGCCATGATTATCTCCCTAAGTAAACGATTGACCAATGTGAGTGATTAACACCATAGATATTTGCAGAACCAGATGCATTTGCACAAATCTGTGGTCTAATTACCATATCTTTTTGAAAGAAGTTACATATTGTACAATGCATTGCACCAGCAATACCATTACCAGCTAATAATCTATTAAATCCAATAGACTGATTTCCTCTTGCAAGGTTATTTGAGTTTGTAAAATCTGTATAACTTGCAAGGCCTTCAAACTGTGTGCCAAATGCACCACCACTTGGGCCAACATATGCAAACCCATCATTTGCGAAACTGTTTGGACTTTGAATATTAAAAGTTGCGTCAAAATGAAAAGTTAATTGTGTATTTACTAGATATGAAAATGACATAAAATAAATTCCAGTATAAGGAATTTTATAATAACATTGTCCAGGCGTACTACTTGTTACTGCACCAGTAGTATTCTGTCCGTAAACTCCGTTATAAGGTGGGTGAGTTTGTTGACCAGTTGTCGCAGTATAGTTTGATACACTACTACCAGTAAAGTTGTGAGTATAACTTCCCCATGTACTTCTGAAGTTAACTTGTGGTCTTAGTTGACCACCGACTTTTAGATGAGCACCAGCACCATCAAAACTAGAAGCTGAAATATTTAAGTTACCATTTAAGGTTGATTCACCAGTAACAGTAAGAGTTCCACCAGCTGCAAGGTTTCCAGCAATAGTTGGATTGTTTTCTATTTTTGCACCAGTAATGGCATCATCAGCAATATTCGCAGTTGCAATAGTTCCATCAGCTATCTTTGCACTTGTAACAGCATCATTTGGTAACTTTGCTGTAGTGATAGCATCATCTGCAATGTCGGCAGTGGCAATCGCACCGTCTAATACTGCACTAGATTTGATTGTATCAATTGCCATTGTCTACCCCTTATGCGACTGTAGCGCCATTGTTGGAAAGAACTGCCCATCCACCAGTTGTATTATAAATCAATACTACACTATCACCTACGTCATTGAATGTGATTGTTGTACCACCGGCTAAAGTTGCTGGAGTAAGTGTAGCATCACCACCATCTGTAACCATTGAAATAGTTTTAAGTTGTCCGTTACTTCCGTTTGCAAGTGAGAATGCCTGAGCACCAGTTGTTACAATTGCAGAGTGTAATACGTCAAGTGACAATGCAACAGAAGAACCAGCACCGTTTGCAGTTTCGGTTTCTGCGATAGTTCTTGAACCACTTAACAATACGTCTGGAGCGCTTCTTGCATTTCCAGATGCACTTGCAACTGGTAACATAAAGTATCCACTATCACCAGCAGAGTGAGGTTGTGACATTAAAGTTTGACCATGAGTATTTTGTTCACAGTTAAGTCTAATCGCACCTTGGTTATTTGCACCACCAGTTGAACGAATTGCAACATGACCAGTTCCTTTTGGAAGTAATGCAAGGTCTACATTAGTTTCACCAGATGCACCAATAATTGGAGCAGTTGATGTACCAGCAGAAGCTGCACCACCAGTAGCTGCGTTGGTGATTTCAATTTCGTTTACTGCACTTGCAGTTGTTTGGAAGATGATTTGTTCAGCACCGTTTGCGTCTGCAATAAAACCAGCGTCTGCAATCTTAGGTGCAGTCAATGTTTTATTTGTAAGGGTTTCTGTTCCAGTAACAAGAGATACAGTACCAGTTGCATCAGGCAACGTAATAGTTTTATCAGAACTTGTTGGGTCTGTAACGGTAAGAGTGGTTTCATATGCGTCAGCAGTAGCACCTTCAAATACGAGAGTAAAGTTACCACTTAGTGAACTTGAAACAGTTGCACCATTGATAGTTGGTGAAGTTAAAGTTTTGTTAGTAAGAGTGTCGGTTGTCGCCCTTCCTACAATTGTGTCAGTTCCAGTTGGAAATGTCAGATTAGATAGTGTAGAACCATTACCTAGTTTGCTATATAACTCTACAAAATTGTCATTAATCTTGTCTCCACCAGTTCTGAGGTCATCACCAGTACCGTCATTAGCGGAAGAACCAAGACCAAGTTGTTGATACGCCATTTTAGTTTTCTCCTGTTAGAATCTTTCTATTATTTATAAGGGTGTTTACCCTATATCAAAAGTTTTGTTTGTGTTATCAAATGTAAATCCACTTGCTGAGAACCTTTCTAGAATTGATGTGTTATCAAATTTGAGATTGGTCTTATCAAATGTCGCAAACTCATCATCAAATCTTGGTATGGTTGAACCAAAGTTTACCGAAGACTGTTCATCAAACTTATTTATACCACTGTCAAATGATATGTTTGTATCACTAAAGTCTGCTTTATAATTACCAACTATATCCCTTGGCACTGCATCTCCACCAGAACCATCGAACTTAACAGAAGTACTGTCAAACTTAATTCCAGTATCACTCATCAATGTGGTCAGAGTAGTCTCATCGAATCTTTCAGTGGTTGTATCAAACGTAATGAAAGTATTATCAAACGCATTTATTCTTGCACCACCAGAGATTTTTATTTCGCCTGGCGGTGGTACATTAATTCGTGTAGAGAATGCAGCTTGTGGAATATTACCGTTTGAGTCTGCAACCTCATTAATTCTAAATCTACCGAATTGTTCTATATTGTAATATGCTCTATCATTATTACCAGACCTTGCTTTTCTTCTAAAGTCTGGATAGTTTGCAAGTTCTGAATCTGTTAACATTGGTTCGACAGCAAACGCATACTTGGGAAGATTGTCTAAAGTTGAACCACCGTGTGCTATGCCTGCACCACGAACCACACCAACACCTATTGTATTAATTCTTGTTAAAGTAAGGTCACGTTCATTGTTTGAAAGGATTGCATCAGACCCAATCGAAGGTGTTGCACGAACCGAAGTTCCATCATCCACCGTACCAAGTCTTCTTCCAAAGATAGTAGTAAATGCAGTATTAAGAAGAGATGCAAGTTCTGGTGTGAATGTTCCTTCTGGTACACTAAGGTCACCGGCAGTAAACGCATTGATACCAGCAGTCACCGAAGACACAATTGAAACTTCACCAAAGACTGCCCAACCAGCAGGATGGACTGTTCTCTTAATTGCGTTTCTCCAAGTGTTAATTGATTCACCAACTCTTACCACATATGAATAGTCTTGGTAATAGTTGGAGTCTTGAATTCTCATAACATCAGATGAAACCTTACCACGTTCAGATAAGAACTCACCACTTGTTGTTGCTACTGTGCCAATAGAAGGTGTAATAGTTGCAAAATCAATTTGTACAATAGTTG